TTCGCCCAATCGACCCCCAGGAGCACTCCGAAGAAACCGCAACTATTTTGGTTGTTTCAGATAGTGAAGAAAACGCAATCGAGCAAGCAATAGCTTCCTGCACTCAGGGAGACGAACCTGATGATGCCTTCGCTATAGAATACGCAACTCCTAGCCCTGTGTAGTATGGTAGAAGCATATTGCGCTTTGTAATGGAAGAAAACGACACCGATTTAGAACTGGAGCAGAGCGACGAGATTGACGAGATTGAGGTTGAGGAAATATCAAATAGCGAATCGTTACCTGTTAAGAAAGAAAACAGACCCTACGGGAAACGTAACCCCAACGCACTGGTAGAGGAAAGGTGTCGGAGGCTATATAAGCGCCAATTGGAGGGGTTACCCACCCGGCACTTAGTCTACGATCATGCGACAAGAGAAAGCATCTCCCTTAGCACCGCTTGGCGCGACTGGGAAGTGGTGAAAGAACAGAATAGAGACGACTGGAACTTAGATCGTGAGAGTATAGTGTCACGTATCCAAGGAATGAGGCTTAGAGTGATAAATGCAGCCATAAGAAAGGGACAATTGCAGACAGCGACACAAGCACTTAAGGATCTTGGCGCCGTCGTCGGGGAAGTGGCGCCTGAGCAACAAGCAATGCTGGCACCAATTCTTAACATTACGGTGGAAGAATCACGCCCAAAAAACCTTTCATCTGGGTCTGAACCAGTTAATATCACTCCCGCGCTTGAATGTGTGCCAGAAAACCTTTCATTAGATGCTGATTAGGCTTTCATTGCCTTTCATTGCCTTTCATTGCCTTTCATTGCCTTTCATTGCCTTTCATTGCCTTTCATTGCCTTTCATTGCCTTTCATTGCCTTTCATTGCCTTTCATTGCCTTTCATTGCCTTTCATTGCCTGGAGCGTACCGCCGCACCAAGGCACCAAGGCACCAAGGCACCAAGGCACCAGTGCAGGCGTACTGCTAGGGCAGAGTCAGGGCAGAGTCAGAGCTTGGGCATCCTACCACGGCACCGCCCCGGCGATAGTTCAAAGGTACTGATGGCAGGGCGATGCAAGCTTTAGATTCTCTTAAGGTTTCCGGCGTTGCAAGCTGCCGTTAATGTGCAACAATAGAGAAGCGCTAAACCAAGGCGCTCCAATCGCTAACCACACAATGCAAACAATCGAACGCTTCAGCTACTGTGAAGGCACCTATCTATTCTGGGTAGAGAATCATTCCGGCCAAAACTCTAGAGGTTACCAAATACTTTCTAGAGTATCCGCAAAGTATCAACCTAGTATTTTACATAGCGGTTGGGAAAGTCTAGATGAAACGTCCCGGGATGTTTATAGGGCATGGTGCGTTAAGGAGTCAGTGTCTTGTGAATATGACACAATTAAGTATCTTTTATCTGATACCTATAACGCTGAGGATTCCTGCGTTGATTACTTTCTAGATTCCTACGGTAGCGATACCGTAGAGGACACAGGTTTAGTTAACTATGATCGCAGCGATTTTGTTAATTTAGATATGTGTTACACTCGCGATTTAATAGAGTTTTATAATAGAAACGAAGCTGAAATCTTAGCGTGGGTAGACTTAGCTTGCGAAGCTTACGGGTACACTTCTCGGCTTCAGTTATTAGAGGGGGAAACAATAGAAACCCCCGATGATTTTGCCGCCGGTTTAGTTAATGCTGGTATGACGTACCTGGCACGGGATATTTTGAGCACTGTGCAAGCTTAAAGAATTGTTAAGTTCAGCCTAGTTCCCCACTAGGCTGTTTCTAATTTGCTACACTACAATCAGCGCTCACCCATAGCGCTCCAATCGCTAACCCTCCAATGCAAACTATCACCAGCGCCACGCAACCAACGAAATCAGCTGAGCAGGTTTATCTAGAAGAATTGCCAGACTTCTCAGTAGGCACACTCCCATACTGGCCAATATGGGCAGCTGCGCAGTTTGCCTCAACTGAGGAATCTAAACCACTACTGAATTTTGTGCATATCTTTAGGGATAAGGATACTTTCCAGATTCAGTCTACTGATGGGCATCGAGCGTTTAGATACCGTTTCCCAGCATGGAAAGTAGATTCCTGGCCAACAGCTTGGAACATCCCAGATAAAGGTTTACTACTGCATGCAGCGCCACTAAGGAAAGCTATTAGCTATGGAAAGATTATTACCGTATCAAACGATTTAAGGTTATACATACATGGTGGCAAAAAGAACGCGGTAGCGGAGTTAGCTTCCTACAATTTAGCTGGGTTCCACGCGGTTAATACGGCAAACGATGCAGAGCGTTTTGAGTATCCGAGGATTAACCAACTGTGGCCGGTAGAGTTTGATAATACTATTGGCAAACCATTCTCTTTTAACGCGAGATACTTAAAAGAATGGTTTGCAGTTGTGGAGAAGCTATCACCAAATTCGGTAAGTAAAGTTCAGGGTAACACTCCAATATCGCCCTTTGTGTTTAGTTGTGTTTATGAAGCTGGTGAAGGTCACTACACCGATGCGGCACTAGAGTGTTTAGTCATGCCAGTTCAGGTTAGGGATTGAACCATGAAGCGTACCATTCTGTACAGTTCGCTGGTACTAGCCTGTAGTACTACCAGCCTGCCACTTGCTGCATTCTGCACCGCTTGCGGCTTCTACTTTATTCTGAAGGGCCGAACCTGAATAGTTCAAACATACTAGGCCAGGGCTCACCCTCTGGCCTAGTCCAAACGTACCACCCGGGGTAGGGTAGGAGTTCTGGCGGCGCAGGTCACCGTCCCGGGAACCTACTGGTACAATCTCAACCTACTCTACCCTACTACACAACAGGGGGTAGGGGTCGAGTTCCTGTAGAGTAGTATCTAAGTACCGAAAAATAAGAAATCGTGTCGAACACCGGCTTAACATTACGCCACGCCCAGGGTCAAGTATTCAACAATCGCTCACGTTTCCGCGTCCTCGTTGCCGGTCGCCGCTTCGGTAAATCATATTTAGCCTGCATCGAACTTCTGCGTGGAGCAATCGAACGCCCCGGCGAAACATTCTTCTACGCAGCGCCAACATACCGAATGGCCAAAGATATTGCGTGGAAAGTATTAAAAAAGCTAGTCCCGCCAGCCTGGGTAAAGGCAAAAAACGAAACCGACCTAAAGCTGGAACTGGTAAACGGCAGCACGATCGAACTAAAAGGCACTGAAAACGCAATGGCGTTGCGCGGCAGAAGCCTATCCGGCGTGGTACTAGACGAAGCCGCCTTCATGGACCCCGAAGTCTGGTTCGAGGTGATCCGCCCCTCCCTTGCAGACAAACAAGGCTGGGCCTTATTCATCTCCACTCCGGATGGAACAGCCTCCTGGTTCTACGACCTCTGGTGTTACGCCGAAGAAGCCGAAAAGGACTGGAAACGCTGGCAATTTACCACTATCGACGGTGACAATGTACCACCCGCAGAGATCGAAGCAGCGCGAGGCCAACTCGATTCACGTACATTCCGCCAAGAATTTGAAGCCAGCTTTGAAAATCTAAGTGGTTTAGTCGCAATCAACTTCAGCGACGCCAACATAAGCACCGAAATCAAAGATATTCCCGTACTCCCCCTACTGGTGGGCCTGGACTTCAACGTATCCCCTATGTCCGCCGTGTGTGCCGTCAAATACCAGTCCGAACTCTGGGTATTCGACGAAATAATCCTCACTGGAGGCGCCACCACCTGGGATTTTTGCGAAACCCTAATTGACAAATACGGCATGGAGCGGCGAATCATCACCTGCCCCGACCCAACCGGCGCAGCCCGCAAAACCTCCGGCGTTGGAGCAACCGACCACTCAATCCTCCGCAAAGCGGGCCTCACCGTATCAACACCCCGCTCTCCCTGGAAGATCCGCGACAAAATAACCTGCGTAAACATGGGCCTCCTCGACGCCGCCGGAACCCGCCGCATCAAAATCCACCCCCGCTGCGTGGAACTAATCAAAAGTCTGCGCACTTTAACCTACACACCCCACACAAACATGCCCAACAAAAATCTCGGCGTGGATCACTCATTCGACGCCCTTGGTTACATGTGCCTACAAGTATTCAACCTTGCCAAACCGGAAAACATGGGCTCCACCGACTTCCGCGTCTGGTGACCTATACTGGAACTACCCGCTGGTACCGCGATGGCAGCAAAAAAGAAGACTAAAGCCGAGAAGAAAATAGCCAAAGTTATGACTGAATATGGCAAAGGCGAACTGCACTCAGGCAGCAAAAAGGGTCCAATTGTAACCAACCCCGCCCAAGCTCGTGCAATTGCCATGTCCGAAGCGGGCATGACCAAACCCAAGAAAAAGCCCGGCAAAAAGTAATGACCGTCACCACCACAATCTGCACCGGAAGTTGCTCCAACCTATCAATTGACTTCGAGACCGATACACTCGAAGTAACAATGATATTTCCAGTTCCCGAAAGTGCTTATAACATCGCCTCCCTCGTCCACCGCCTAGTTGATGGCATCGAAGTAATCGTGGGCCAAGAAGAGGACGAATAATGGCAACCGACGGCGGCACCATCCACGATGGCGAGCTCACAATATGGACAGAAGGTAGCCGCACTACAGCGGGTTACTTCACGAGTATTGAAGCAGTAGCCCGCGATTGGATTTTCCAAGTAACTGTCAGTGGTTTAACCGGCGGAGGCAAACAAGCAGTATTTAATTATGAAGGTTCCCTAGATGGAACAAACTGGGGCCACCTAACTGTAGTATCAAAAAAAGCAGGTGATGTTAGTACGATCGATGCAGATGGCACACACATATTCTTTGCCCAAAACCAACCCAGCCGCTTCATCCGAGTCCACCTAACTACCCTAACCAGCACAAGCACGGCAACAGTATCTGTCAAAATAGGAGCAATGTAACTCCCCTCATGACATATACCGGCGCAGTTGGCACAATCAGCAAAAGCATCAGCGATACTCCCTTCACCCGTTCCCTCGACGCAATCGCAATGACTGCGAGCTGGAACGCAATGGCCGCCGTCACCCTCGGCTCCGACTTCATCCGCAGCCAAGCCGCCAGCTACCTCCCCCAAGAACCCCGCGAAACCGACGACGCCTGGGAATCCCGCATAGCCCGCTCCGTCCTCTCCCCCTACACCCAACGCATAATCGAAACCGCCGCTGGAGCAATCCTGCGCAAACCCATCCACATCGAAGGCGACGACTACTGGAAAACCTTTTCCGAAAACGTAGACGGCCTCGGCTCGGACCTAAATGAATTTGCCCGCCGCATTTTAGTCTCCAGCCTGACCTACGGCCACAGCGCAATCCTCGTTGACTACCCCCCAGCCAGCGTCGCCCTCAGCCTCGCCGAAGAACGCGCACTGGAACGCCGCCCCTACTTCGTCCCAGTCGAAGCACCCCAAATCTGGGGCTGGCGCCAAGAAACCACACTACCAACATCCCCACTAACCCAAGTCCGCATCCACGAATACACCACTCAGCCCCAAGGCGACTTCGGCGAAACGCAAGTAGAGCAGATGCGCGTCATCTATCCCGGCAGCTACGACTTATACATCCAAGGCCAAAACAGCTTCATTCTGCACGAATCCGGTGAATTCACCCTCCCCGAAATCCCCCTAGTACCCATCTACGCCAACCGCCTGGGGATGTTACGGTCCCAACCACCACTTCTTGACATTGCAAATCTTAACATTACCCACTACCAACGCCAAGCCGACCTAATCCACGCACTGCACGTCGCCGCAATGCCCATCCTGATCCTAGAAGGCTGGGACATGGACACCAATGAAGTATCGGTCGGCGTGAACTACGCCCTAGCCATGCCACCAGGCAACAAAGCCTATTACGTGCAGTCGGACGCCACAAGTTTTGCCGCGCAAGCAGCAGAAATAACAGCAATCGAAACCCAAATGTCCACTTTGGGCATCACAAAACTGTTCGGCCAAAAGTTTGTAGCCGAATCCGCAGATTCTAAACGTATTGACCAGGCCCAATCTAATTCAGTGTTAGCAGTACTAAGCATGGAGGTATGTTCCGGCTTAAAACGTGCATTTGAGATGGCATCCCAGTATGTAGGCATCGAACCACCCGAAATCTACCTGGATCGTGATTTTGACTTCTACCGTCTGATCGGCCAGGACATAACAGCCATCACAGATCTGAACACCAAAGGCAAGTTATCCGACGAGACACTACTTGAGATTTTACGACGCGGCGAGATTTTACCAGACGACCTAGACATTGAAGACGAGCTGGAGCGTATTGCAGGTAACGGGGTTTCTACTACAGAAGAGTTAAACTACGAAAGTCCCGAGATTTAATTTTCCGTGTCTGAACAACAACTCGAAACGGCTCCAGTGGAGACCGCTATTGAGCAGCCCGTGGCTGAACCAACCGATCTCGCAATGCAAATCGAAGCACTGCGATCCAAAAATACGGAACTAATAGGCGAACGCCGCCGCGATAAAGAAGCCCGCGAGGCCCTACAACGCCGCCTCGACGAAATAGAAACCACCCAAAAAGCCGCCCAACAACAACAACTGGAACAATCCGGTGAGTTTCGCACACTTTGGGAAGAAGCACAAAAAACAAACGCCGACCTCCGCGCCCAACTACAAGACCGCGAACAGAAAATAGGCGAAATTCAAACTAACTACAGCCGCGAACAGCTCAAAGCCCGCGCCATCTCTGACCTATCCGCCGCTGGAGCACTTGCACCCGACCAGCTCTACCGCCTCGTGCAAGACGACCTCCAATCCAAAGATGGCACTCCCGTTGCAATTAAAGGTGGCGTAGAAGTTGCCCTCACCGACTATGTAGCAGGATTACGCAACCCAGGCAGCGGTTACGAACACCATTTTGCGGCACAAAATCGCGCTGGAATGGGCACAACAACAGCGCCACGCCCCAGCGTATTACCGGGCACTGCAAACCCATTCCGCCGCGAAAGCTGGAACATAACCGAGCAAGTTCGCCTGCTTGCTGAAAATCCAGACGTGGCTAAACTATTAAAAGCAGAAGCAA